CCGTCCTATACCTCCCCGATCACGACCAGTACGGTCCCTAACGGTCCCTGCGTGGGCCAGACTGAGCAGGATTGAAAAGGATATGACCGAGACGATAACTCCCCGGTATGGGGCTACTGAGCCTCGCCTACATAGTCCCTACCTCAAGGGCCCTAATCGGGGCGAGGAGATATCTCAGCTAGCAGATTCGATCGGCCTACCGCTTTTACCGTGGCAGCGCTTTTGTATTTCCGATATGACCGCCGTAGATGATGCCGGAATGTTCAGAAGGCGCTCTAACTTGCTCCTTACGTCGAGGCAACAAGGTAAAACGCACCTAGCTCGTATGATGATGTTAGGGCATATGTTTTTATTCGATAGCCCTAACGTACTTATTATGAGCTCTAATAGATCAATGGCCTTAGATACCTTTAGGCAGGTTGCCTACGCGATTGAGGGCTCAGCTGATCTAAGCCGTCAGGTTAAGCAGATCCGATACGCCAATGGTACCGAGTCGATCGAGCTAAAAAACGGGCACCGGCTCGACGTAGTAGCGGCAACTAGAGACGGATCTCGTGGCCGTAGCGCCTCGTTTTTGTACATAGATGAGCTACGCGAAATCAGCGAGGAGGGGTATCGCGCAGCTACGCCTACCACGCGTGCAAAAGTCAATAGCCAAGCCTTGTACACGTCTAACGCAGGCGATGCGTTTAGTACTGTACTTAATGACCTACGCGAGAGAGCTCTATCTAACCCTCCTGAGACTTTTGGCTTTTATGAATACTCGGCTCCGGCTTTTGCCAAGATAACCGATCGCAGCGCTTGGGCTTACGCTAACCCGGCACTTGGATACCTTTTCGATGAGTCGGTACTAGCTGAGGCAGTAAGTACTCAGCCGATCGAAACTACAAAAACCGAGATGCTTTGCCAGTGGATCAGCTCGACGGCGAGCCCGTGGCCGCATATGTCGGTGGAGGAGTCAGGCGATAAAGACCTTAAGCTTGTACCCGGGCCTCTTACTATTTTTGCTTTTGACGTGGCACCGTCGAGACGAGACGGCTCGCTTGTAATGGGCCAAGTCCTCGCCGATGGCCGTATAGGCGTAGCGGTGCTCGAGATATTTCACTCGGACGTATCTATAGACGAACTTTTTGTAGCTAACGCTATTGCTAAGTGGGCCAAGATTTACTACCCGAGAGCCGTTGCTTATGACAAGTACACGACCGCCTCGATCGCTAAGCGCCTTGAGGTAAACGGTATACAAATTATGGATATATCCGGGCAGAAGGGTTACCAAGCCTCAGGGGATCTCTATGAGGCTCTGGCTAATAAGAGGCTCGTGCACTCGGGCCAAGATGAGCTCGTAACCTCGATGGCTAACTGCGCGGCAAAAGAAAGCGATGCGAGCTGGAGAATCATCCGGCGTAAATCAGCCGGACCGGTAGATATTGCGATCGGCATAAGCTTTGTAGTCCACGTACTTACTCAGCCTTTAGGTGAGGCTAAAGTATACGTTTAGACACGCGACACAAAGCCGTACTAATACTCGACAATATGGGAAAATGGAGACTATGGGACTATTACAAACTCTAGGCTTTAAGTCAGCTGAAAAGCAGACCGTAGAGGCTCAGTATGCCCCGGCCGTTATGGATACTACATTCGGCTACGGATCGTTTAATACTAATTCCGCTTTTGGATATAACGGTATTGGTATTGATCGCAATTTTGCACTACAAGTCAGTAGCGTAGCTCGCTGCCGCAACCTTGTTGCAGGAGTTATATCCTCGATCGACTTAGGACTTTATAAAAAATCTACCGGTGAAAAATTAGGCTCTCCGGTATGGCTCGAGCAACCAGATCAGCGCCAACCACGTAGCGTAACTATCGCTGCAACCGTAGATAGTCTTATGTTTTATGCAGTTGCTTATTGGCGCGTAACTAGCTTGTACGCCGATGACGGCAGACCGTCCGGCTTTGAGTGGGTCGCTAATAATCGCGTGACTTACACTACTAACAAATTTGGTACTGAGGTTAAAGATTATTTTGTAGATGGTCAGCTTGTACCTATGGCCGGTATCGGATCTCTTGTCACTTTCCAATCATTACTGCCTGGGGTATTGCAGTCTGCAAGTACTACTATTAAAGCTGCGTGGGATGTACAAAAGGCAGCCGCCGTATCTGCAGCTACTCCGATGGCTACCACTATCCTAAAAAATAATGGTGCTGATCTACCGGAATCACAAATACAAGGAATACTCGCCGGCTGGAACTCGGCTCGCAGAAATCGCAGTACGGCATATTTAACGTCCACTCTCAGTGCAGAAAATATTGGCTTTTCACCTAAAGAAATGGGCTACGTAGATTTTAGCCAGTACCTCGCTACCGAAATCAGCCGCGCTATGAACGTCCCGAGTTATTTAATCAGTGCCGATATGAATAATTCTATGACGTACCAAAATATTTTAGATGGTCGTAAAGAGTTTGTCGCTTATTCTTTGCAGCCTTATATCTCAGCTATTGAGGACAGGCTCAGTATGAATGACATAACAAATAGCTCAAATCAGGTGCGTTTTGCGGTAGACGATACGTTTTTACGTGTTGATGCAAAAGACCGTTTAGATATCATCGAAAAAATGTTAAATCTTGATTTAATAGATGTAAACCAAGCTCGAGAAATGGAACAACTAACACCTCTAGGAGACACAAGTGCTATTAACGTTTAGCCAAGAGATCCAAGCTGCAGATACAGAGCGCCGTATCGTCTCTGGACTTGTCGCACCTTATGGAGAAGTCGGACATACAAGCGCAGGCCCGGTAGTTTTCGAGCGCGGCTCAATCTCTATTCCAGATGCCTCCAACATAAAATTACTATCGCAGCATCAACAAGATAAGCCGGTAGGTCGAGCAATTTCGTTTAGCGATTCTACGGCCGGAGTTTATGGTTCCTTTCGTTTGAGTATGAGCTCCCGGGGACAGGATGCCTTACTCCTTGCGCAGGAAAATCTTGTTAGCGGCTTATCCGTAGGGGTGGATGTAACCGCCTCTAAGCCGATGGGAGATTACTTGCTCGTGACTGCGGCAGTCCTCAAAGAGGTATCACTTGTCGAGAGTGCCGCCTTTGCTAGTGCCTCAGTCGATGAAATTATGGCCGCACGTGCAGAGCTCGAGGCTGCAACAAGTACAAGTACAAAAGAAAAAACCACTACTATTTCTACGACTATCGTAGAGATCGAAAAAGAAACAGAAACAGAAATGGAGGAGGCCGTGACCACTGCCCCTGAAAATACACCGGAAGAAAATCCGGTAGATGCACCGGCTGAGGCTGAAAAGGTCGAGGCTGCTCGTAAGATCATTCGTCCATCAGTACTAGACTCTCAGCGAGTCCGTACACCTATCGTATCTATGGCGACATACACAGAACACAAGATCAAAGCTGCACTTGGTAGCGATGAATCTCGTCTTTATGTAACCGCTGCAGATGATAGCTTTTCTACGAACCCTGCGTTTAATCCAACTCAGTACCTCTCAGAGTTTGTAACAAATACACGCTTTGGAACACCTGCCATAGATGCCTGCAGCCAAGGAACCTTGCCGGCTCAGGGTATGAATATTTCAGTGCCCTCACTCGTTACGAGTGCCGGTGGAGGCTCAGGCGTAGCTCCAACGGTTACAGTAGAGGCAGAAGCAGGAGCAGTATCTAATACCGGTATGGTTACAGAATACCTAACCGGTACAGTAAGCAAGTATTCAGGTATGAATACGATTTCAGTCGAACTCCTCGAGCGGTCAGATCCCAACTTCTATGCGGAATTGACAAATCAGCTGCAAAATGCGTATTTGACTGCTATTGATAGTGCAGTACTTACGGCTCTACTTGCTGCAGGTACTAACGCATCAGCTACTACCGCTGATAGTGACGGCGTAATCGCTTATAGCTCACAAGCTGCAAAGCTTGTCTATGAGAACACCGGTTACTTTGCTCAAAACTATCTCGCTAACGGTGCACAATGGCAGCTACTAATGGGCGCAACAGATACCACAAAGCGACCAATTTATAACGCTATTCAGCCAATGAACGCAGCTGGTCAAGTTAATCCGGGCTCTATCCGCGGTAACGTACTAGGACTCGATCTCTACGTAGATCGTAACTTTGCGCAGACTGC